TAAAGGGAGCGACAGAATTGGGAGCAGGTATAAAGGGAGAGGTTGATTTGTATAAACAAATCAAGTATTCAATCTATTTAAACCTATTGCGAGCTGGAGCGAGCTTTAAAGTAATGAAAAAGCCGCCCCACGCTCCAAAGAAGAGGCTGTTATACAGAAAACTATATATAGTAGTGTCCCTTTCTATTAGTAAGTAAGCTAAAAATAGATGAATATATCTCTCTATATATATCTATTATTCTAATCTTTATAGTTAGTAGTCTAATAATACTAATACTTAATAATACTAATAATTCTTTTCTTGGTTCTTCTTTTCTTACGATATAGATATATATATACTCTACAACACATATATTTAAGTATAAGTTGGTGTTGATATATACATGACAACAAAAGCACAAGCACAGAGGTTAGGAAATATCAGCTTTTTGATTCAGGAGATAACCAAACAAATTGATAAACAAGAAGTTCCTATAAAGAACGATTGGATTTTTTGGTGTATGAATACCTTAAATGTCTCAAGAAGAACAGCTACAGAATATACAGAAATCGCTTTTTATAGATTAGAAATAAAATGAAGTGTGAATATTGTGGAGAGGAGAAAGGAGAATTAGAGTGGTTATGGCCAGATGAGAGATGGATATGTCCAAGATGCTTAAGAAGTAAAATTAACAAAGTTATAGCTGGAAAGAATAGTTAAAATTATAGTCACCAAGGGGGGTTGGAGTGACACTGATTAATCTTTGTAATCTGTAAAATTTCCAAGACCCCCCAACTCTTAAAATGTCTAAAAATTCAAATTACAATAAAGGAGTGAGACTTGAGAGAGAAGTTGTTAAAATCTTCAAAGAGAATGGATTTAATGCTGTTAGAAGTGCAGGCTCACATTCTCCATTTGATGTGATTATCTGGAAAGAAACTGGGGAAAATAAAAAAATATGTTTTGTTGCTTTTGTTCAGTGCAAAGTTAAGAAGCTCTAATCAGAGTCTAAATGTGCCCTTTTAAGTTCTTCTGGAACTGGCTCTTCAGGCCATTTCTCAATAGCTTCAATTTGTTCTGGTGTTAAATAATCTGGATATTCCATTTTACTCAAAAGCTTCTTTAGCTTGTTTTACTAAGTTTATAGCAGTAGTCATTAAATTATCAAAATCCATATCTTTGTATAGTTCTCTATCAAATAGAGCACAAAACACATCTTTTGCGTAAGATGTATATATAGCCCCATTAGAGCCATTCTGAGCCTTTTTTACTCTATCCATGGGTCTCTCCACAGGGATACCCTCAAAAACAATTTTCTCAGTTTCATTAGGTTGTTTAGCCTCAAAACTTGCTTTTTTAGCTTCTGAACACTCAAAACAATATTTTCTTGGGAAACCTGGCTTTAAAACATATTCAAACTGCTTTCCACACTCTTGACATATTGCTGTTATTTTATCTGTCATTCTTTATACCCCCTTTCAAATCCTCTTCTATTATATTATTTTGAGTCATTGTAGCTTCCATACAACCTTTATAATAATGCCAAGCAATATCTGATTTAGCATTTTCCATACATCCCTTGTAATGTTTAACCCACTTAATTGCTTCTTGTTTTAGTTCACTCACAAATACATAATCTGGGAACATCTTTTTAATAGATGGGGTTACTTGATGAAATATCAAATCATTTACAGTTTTAAGTTTCATTTTATTAATTTAGGTCCTGCATCTTTCCTTAACTTAGCAAGTGCTTGTGCAGGTGTTAAACTCCCATTATTTATATCGTGCAAATCTTCTTCTCTTCTCTTAATAAATTCTTTGACATCTATTTTCTTAACAACAAGAAGTTTAGGAACAACACCTCTTGCTTTAATTTTGTTTTTCATTTTAACTTCTCCCAAGAGAATAACCACCAAAAATATTTATAAACCCAAAACCGAAATCCTGTGAGCTCAACCCATCTGTTATTTTGGTTTTGTTTAATGCTTTCTATTTTCATTTTTCCTTTAAGTATAATCTATAAACTCTTATAAATTCTTTAATAACAGCGTCGATGTTTTTTGCTTTTGCTCTTATCTTAAACCTTCTTAAAACATTCGCACTATCAACACCTAAAGTTATTGTTGTATTTTCCATAGAACAATTAAACTATTAAACTATATAAACATATGTGTTCTTTAGAATACACTTATTTTAGAGCTGCAATCAACTCATTAACTTCTGCTAAGTCTTTCTCAAGCTGTTCTTTTCTCTTAGCTAACTCAGTTGAGCCATAGACTCTTCTGACTTCTTGAGTTCCAATCTTAGCCACAGTTGTATCGTTTATTTTTATAATTTCTGCCATCATTAAAATATCTCCTTCCAAGAATCTCCAATATTTACCTGTAATCCTACTACATCTTTCCAACTATCTCCAATATTAATTTTCATTTCTGAGACTTCTTTCCAAGAATCTCCTATGTTTATCTGTGTGTTTGTTGAAACTGCTTCATTCAAATCATAGTTTTCTATTGTTACTTCAACTGCCATTAGTCTTCATCCTCATTTACTAAATATAAATACCTTAAACTATCTTGGTGGTCATTACAACTAATCGTATCAACTTCTGCTCCTGAGTGAGAGCCTGTTCTTATAACTGCGGTTAGTGTTCCGCTATTTCTTGTGACTGTAATATAATATTTAGTTCCAGTTTCTAAAGCAGTCATATCAAAATCTTCCATTACCCCACTTTTATAAGCATAAATTGCCATTGTCAAACCATCATTATCAAAAAATTGTAAATTCACTATAGTAGTAGTGGGAGCGGGGGTGGATTGCTCACCTAAACCCCAAGCCCAAACATAATTAACACTTGGGATTGTGTCTATTGTGATTTCAAATTGGTGGGTTAAAGTATCTGTGAAATGATTAGCCCCACCATCTTTATAAAAAAAACAATCTCCATCATAATTCATAGGATTTACTTCTAATTTTTGAGCAGCTACTGTTAGCTCTCCATCTGGATCTGTTTCTGTCCAGTCATCTGTAAAATCTTCATATGCCATTTTAAGCTGTATACTTCACAAACAACGCTCCTATAGTTGTTGTGTTTGCAGTTGGTGGGCTCCCTGTCCCATAGCATACATTAACTACTTGGTCAGTTGCAGCTGTTCCATGGTCTGCAGAAACAGCCCCACTTCCCAAAGCTGTGTCAGTATTTTGAGTATGTTTAGCAGCAGTGTTAGCAACAATTTCATCCCATTTATCAGCTCCTAACAATCCAGCATTATCTGTATCTGCTTCAACAAGTGTGCAGTCTGTTCCATCACTACAAGCAATCACTTCCGTTGTTGCGTTCCCAGACCCAAGACTTAGGTTAGTTGTGACATTTGTATTTTTTGCATTATTTAAAATGTGATTGTCATACATAGTAGTCGTCATTACCCCAGCATTAGTTTCATCCGCCGCAGCAATAGTATCATTACTTCCATCACTTGATTGAATATCCACATTTGTAGGAGCCTCAACTACTGTGATATTGGTTACAGTATTATGGTCTACATCAGTTTCTTTTAATGTGTTAGCTGCAACATCTGTAGCTATATCAATACCATCAACAGTTCCAGAGGTTGTGATATTTCCATTACTATCAACTGCCGCAACCTCATTGTTTGCGTAGTCTTTAAAATAACATTTGTTCGCTCCAACACTATCACCCATCCTTATCATAGTGTCATCTCCAGATGGAACTGTAATATTGTGAGGGGAATGGTGCATTAATACTACTTCTCCTACTGTCGCACTCTTCACTGTCACATAACCTATAACTTCAATAGCCCCAGATGTGGGGGCTGCGTTTACCATAGCTCCACCTGTGCTTAAATATAAAGTATCTCCAGCTTCAAATGAATTAGTATTAATTGTTGTTACTTCTCCTCTAGCCCTAATTAAAATATTCTGTCCTGATGTCTTAGTCTCTGCTGCCATCCCTATAACCCAGTGTTTAGCTGCATCTGTGTTGTCAGCAAGTGAGACTTGTGGCATATTGCCAGTTACCCCAGACACATAAACAATCTCTCCTTTGTCAATATTCTCTCCAGCTTTCGCCAGTATTGTCAGAGCGGTTGCAGATGCCTCACCTACCCCTGTTAAAGCTGAGCCGTCTCCATGAAAAGATAAACCTGTAATAGTTCCTGTTGTTTCTAAATTATCACTAGCATTAGTCCAATCTATATGCTCATTAGTTAATCCATAATGTGTAACTGCATTCGCAATTTGAGTTACAGTAGCAGCAGAAGTTTTAACTCCTTTTGCTCCCCCATCTCCCTGAACAATAGTTTCATCTGTTAAATTAGCTGCAGCACTAACATCCCCTGCCCCAGCAGCAGTTTGCCATGAGCAAGTCCCATCTCCATCTTCTCTAAGAAATTTAGTCCCTCCACCTTCTCCTGTAGATAATACAGCAGTTCCTTCTGGGGCTCCACCACTTGCATCAACATAAGCTTTATTAGCAATATCTTTAGCTGCTGTTGGAGTGTCTTGGATAGTTCCCCCAGTTGTTTTTAAATTTTCTTTTACAGTTACATCATGCTCAAAAATATCGTTTAGTCCTTCTGCTCTATGTGACATGATTAATTAAGAAAAAGAGATTAAATAAATGTTTCTATGCGGCTTGTATGACTTGAAGTAGAACAACTTGTTTAGGTTCATGTAATTCTGTAACTCCATACTCGCAGGCTGTTATTTTGTCCCCTATAAATTTGTCTGTTTTTACATCAGTCTCTAAAGGCATTAAAGACTGCCATGTAGCACATGACTTAGGAACCATGAACAGAGCATAACTTGCTGGAACAATATCAGCAGTGATTATATTTACTCCTGCAGGATTTCCAATCTGTCCATTAAAAGCTGCTTGTCCGCTTGATTGAGCCTGAGCTCCTTTCTCATAGATATAATGTAGAACATGTGGCTCTGTGTCTGGGTTTACAACACAGACAAACTTACTTGCGTTATCATAATATTTTTTAACTTGTGCCTTCATAAAAGCCAAGTCCTTTATAATTGCTGCTGATGTTTCATTCCAGTATCCGCCTTTTAAAGACCCTGTTTGAATACTTGATGGTGTCCAGTTTTCAGAAATAATTACACTTATCTCAGTATCTACAGCCTTAGCCACTCCCTCTGCTATTCTCTTAATAGTTCTATTCCTCATATCAATATTACCAGCAATAATATCTTCATGGTCTATTTGGCCTGAGAGACCATACTTCTCAATTCTTGAAGTTACTTGCTCCCAACTTAAAACAGCATTAGGAAAGTCTGCACCTCTTGGAATCCCCTTTATAGCATTTCCTTCTTCTCCCTCTGGAATATCTGTCTGCTCTCTAAAAAAGTAACCTTTCCAAGACTTAGAATTAACAACAGAAACTAATTGCTTAAATTTGTAGGAGTAAATTGCTAATTGTTTAATTGCTAAATCATAAGATGTTGCTCTTAATTTGTCTTCTCCTGTTTCATAAAATGTCATTATCCTTCCTCTTCAGATTCTGCGTCTTCTTCTTTCAAAGCTTCTACATCCTCTTCTGTTGGTTTATTTTCTTCTTCCATTATGCGAATACCTCTACATTAATTTGTTCTCCAGCAGCTGCGGCTTCTCTTGCAATTCCAATCACCATTGCAAAGGATGATGTCATATCTGCTGCAGCAGCAGCCATGATATAATTACCAGGTAAACAAGTTTTAACATAATTATTAACATCTATAGCAAGACTTGCAGTTAATTCATAAATTCCACCTTTATCAGCAGTTACTGAGGTTTCAGTATTAAAAGCAGTATCAGTGGACATATTCACATCAGCATGAGCAAAACCAATAAAAGCATCTCCTGTTCCTGTTGAAGCTGTAGCTAAATGAGGGTCTGCATTTTTAAGGAAAGTTCCTTTTGCTATGCCTGTGCCTGTTGCACAAGTATACCTTTTAGAAGTCTGAACTTTTGTATCTCTTAAAATTGCTACGGGACCTAATGCCATATAGTTAATCGGTGAGCAGGATATTTAAATGTTTCTATTGTTGTTCAAAACAGGATTATTTCTTAATTCCTTCATAAATAGATTAAATCTATTAGAAACTTCAAACTCTGCCTCTATCCAATTATATTTATACCACAAAATTCCAAGCACAAAACAAGCAATACTATAGACAGCAATCATTATAAAGGTCTCTGAGAACTTTTGAGAGACCAAGCCAAACACAGCTATAACTTTAAAAAGATAATGTGTTAAGCCATATCCCTTGTCAAAATAAGCCTTCAATAAAATCAATTTATATTTTAATTCAAATTTCATAATCTCTCCTGAGTATAGTCTCCCATTATCCCTATGTCATCTTCTCTAATTCCTATAACATGTAAAGCAGCCCCGGGAATAATACAATTTGCAGAACCTCTTTCAAATTCTTCTGTAGTAAAAGATTCAGGCACCTCTTTAGCTTTCTTTAAAATAGATTTTGGAATTTTCTTACATCCAAAGATTTTTCTCAAAGCAAAATGTCTGGTGTATAAACCAAATTTTTTAAATCCATACTGCTCATTTTTTTTAATTCCAAAGAAAGAGCATACTTCTGCCAGTGCTTCTTTAGGGAAGATATACTCATAAGCCCCTAATACAGATGGTCTTAATGCACCCTGAACTAAAGATGTTTCCTCTTTTCCTGTCTTATTGTTTATTTTCCTGTGTTTCCAAAAAGTCCCCTGAGCGAGACATTTCCATAGTTCAATCTGTTCAAATTTTCCTCTAATAAAAAAATATAAGTGCATTTTATTTCTTTAGGATTTTATTTATTTTCTTTTCAAATCTTTTAATAAATGCAAGTTTATAAAATTTGTTTAACATAGCCCAATCTGTTTTCTTTTTCAGTTTGTTTTTAATTTTATAACCATCTAAAAACCCAGCTTTATACATTTCCAAAAGTGCAGATTTCTCGTCTATTACTTCTTGTTTTTTTACCATTTAATTAAAGGCTTTAACAATCTCATCTGCTAATTTCTGAGCAGGTTCTTCTTCTTTTATAGTTTGTCCTGCTTCACTTCCCCCGCCAAGTCTTTTTTTTGCTTCTGCTGCTTCAAGTTCTTCTTTAGCCTTTTCCATCCTTTCTGCTGCAGCGTTTGCAGCGTCAGTCTCTTTAGCGAGTTCAGACTTATCCCCCTTTCCAGTATCTTCTGTTGAATCTTCTGGTTCTTTATCCTCTGCTTTTTTCTTGTCTTCTTCATCCATTTTCTTTACCCCCTTTCATATCTTTAAGTTCAAAATATATCTGTTCATCAGTTGGAATTACTCTTCCTGTTCCTGTAAGGCTTGCAGTTAATCCAAATTCTGAGGCTTGCCTATATCTTGCTATCTTCTCTCTGGTTTCTAAAATCTGCTCTTGTATTTTATTAACTTCATCTGTGTTAGCTTGTAGAATAGCGCTTGTCTCTTTAAGTAATTTTATTCTTCCCTCTAATTTAGATATGTCTTCTTCCATTTCTCTGGCTCTCCCTAAACCATAATCAGGGTCTTCTAATCCATTTCTGACTTTCTCCTGTCCTGTTGATGCAGCCTCTTTTATTTTATTAATTTCATCTAATACACTCATAGCATTTGAATAAGGGGCTTCTACTAATCCACCAACATACCTACTAACCAGAGACCCAAATAAGGGGATGGCTTCAACAAATGCCCCAAAAGTTTCTCTTGAAGAAATACCCTTTTTATAAGACTCTTTTCTTATTTCTCTTAATGCAGCTTCTCTTAAAGTTTCATCAGTAAGTGTTGGAAATGCTTCTTCAGGTGTTATTGCTGACACTGCAAGAGTTCTAAGCCCTACTTGAGAAGCCATCCACTCTTTTATTCTTGGATTTTGTAAAATACCTTGAACAACACCAGCACCTGCAGGTCCGCCAATAGGAACAGGTGGCACAAATGTCCCCTCTTGCAAACTTACTTCTTCAGGTGTTACCTCTTCAAATGCTCCTGCTTCTTCTAATTGTGGAGCAGCTACCTCTTCAGCTTCTGCTCTTTTTTTCATCTCAGCTTTAACATCTCTCCCACCCTCAGCGACTATTTTACGCCCTGCTAATTCTTTCTTATATTCTTCTTCTGATACCTCTCTGCCACCTATATTATATCTCTTAGGTTGTGGCGCTGGCTTAGGCTCTGCTAAGGGCTCTTTGGTTGTAGGGTCATAGGATTGTCCTTTGAGTTTAGACTGACCTAAACTTACTTCTTTCTTCTTTTTCTTCTTTACTGCCATCTTATTTTATTTTAGTTTTAATTATCAATGATAGGTCTTGAATAGCTTTTATTAATTCTTTTGTTGTCTTGCTTCTCTCTAACAAAAGAAAGACAGTCACAGCTATTGGAAAACCCAAAGTTCCAATTAAACTAATTATCTCTGTTTCATTCATTGTTTAACCTCTTTATTAAATCTGATTCTTTTAATGCCCTTTGGTAAAACATATCTTCATACCACTGAGATAATTCTCTCGCTGTTGGTCTGGGAATTCCCAATTCAAACCTAAGAGAAGCATAAACTTTCATAGGGTTGTATTTATCCTCAAAGCCTTCTCTCTTTGTCATTCTGTTTTTACCTGCACATCATTAGGTTGAAAGCCTGTTTGTGCATTATTTTTATTTTCTTGATTATTAACATCTGGCATTAATGTATCCTGCCTCTTAAACTTTACCCTTAGCGCCAGCTGGTTCCATAAGTCAGCTTCTAAGTCTGTAACTTCTTTGTTATAATTTGGCTGATGATTTACATAAGCCATCTTTCCCCCACTTTCTGGTATGCCCTCAGCGTCGCCAGTCAAAGACTTTGGCATTCCAACATCTTTATAAAAAGAATTTTCTAAATATCTAATCCACGCTAAAAAGGCTTCCACAGGCGGTAAAGTTAAATCTTCAAAACTTGCATCTTCTTTCCTACATGGAAGAAGTAAAACTTCGCCGTTCTTTATCCCCTCTGCGTAATCTTTTCTAAGGTCAGCAAGTCTTGTTTTATCTTGTTCATCAACATAAAGAACTCTTATTGTGCTTCTGTGGCTTATTCTTTTCCAGTCAACCATAGCTTCTTTTCTCGCAAGGATTCCCCACTCTGCAACTTCACAAACAGAAACTCCATGTATCTCATCAGCTATTCTATCATTGCATAAATGTAATATTTCTTGGGGTTTATATTTCTTTGTTTCTCCTCTTGCTGTTCTTTGTTCATATCTTATAATCATCCCATCTGGTCCTGTTATTGTAGACATTCTTCCAGGATTAAGAGGTTTTAAATTAATCATAGTTCCTTTATCATTTCTTATTGCATGAGAATAGGCATCTCCATTAAACTTCTTAACAACCAACATATTCCACATAATTGCCAAGAAACTATCTTCTCCCCATCCACTAAGATTATTTACAGCTGCATTTTCTTTCTCTAATCCTCTACCAGTTACCCAAGTAGCATAAGCATCTATTGGTTTTTTAATTGCAGTTGTTTTATAATAGCCAAGCCATTTTGTAAAATTAGGATTACTATATTTGCTCTCTTCTCCACCCTCTGCTCCATCAATGTTCATAGTGTCCACACTATAATCAGTAACTAAGTTCGCCATGTCTGTCTGGCTTGTTTGTGTTATATCTTCTTTCATTATCTATCCATCCTCCAAGGTATACGAATTGTTGAAGTTGTTGATTGGTCAGCCATAAATATTGCTGTTTGTCCTGCTCCACCAGTTCCTCTTGGGTCAGCTCTGTCTTTTGGGTCGTGTCCTATCGCATAATCTACTGATGAGCCTGCACTATGCAAACCCCAAATTTCAACATTTACTTTTAATATATCTCCAACTTTAAAATGTGTAACTGCTCCTGTTGAAATTGGAACAGTTATCATCGTGCTATCTGGCTGTCCTGCTGTAAAGTCTCCACAAGCTCTAACAAATGTTCTGCTTTGTGTAACTGCTCCTATTGTTACAGCTCCTTTTGATAATGTGACTTTTGCATATATACTACTGCTACCTGTAGTAATTTCTGTCCCCATACCAATAGCAAAATCTGCATAAGCTGTAGCATTTGCCATAGTCTTTGGAGATTGGAAGATTATGTCAAAATCCAAATCTAATTGTTTTGTGGCTGTTGATGCTGTGCTTGTATTAAAACTATAAACTGTGTCAGAATAAAGCACTTGTCTTGTAAGAAAATAAGTTGAGGCTGCGCTGGTTGCAGACTTAGCCAGATTATATGCAACTATTCCAGCTCCTTCTTCAACATCTACATAATCATAACTTGCTATTGCGACTTCTTGTGATTGATATTTCTTGTTTAACATTTTAAGGTGCTTTTAAGGTGTCTGGCTTTCCTTTGAGTGCAGCAATTCCTTTATTTACTTTATCATCATTCCAATTCATAAGCATATCTGCTTCTCTTGTTAAATATCCTGTTGGGTCATAAGCAATCATGTTCATCGCAACCATAGAAGAAACTGTATCACTTAGTGCTGCTAACATAGGCGATGAAAGTGTGGCCAGATTAGCAACCCAGGAAGTATTGGTCATTTGTTCAACTGAGGCTTCTGCGTCATCAGCCCATCTTGCGATAATTATATTTGCAGGAGTTACTATTGTAGCATTAGCATGAACGCCTGCCTTTGATATTGCACAAGACTCTGTTGTTAAATTCCAACTCATTTTCTTAAACTAACCCTCGCCTTTTCAATTTTATCAATTAATAATTCTATAAACTCACAGACAGCATAGGCTTCATTAGAGATTGTCATTTTCTTTGGGTGTGGTTTGTCCTTAGTTGTGTATTTATCATCAATCTTCATTATATCCACAAGATTTTAATGTTTTTAGATTTATCCTTTTTAGCTAGATATGCTGCAAACTTGATTCCCTCTGCAGTATGGTTAAATCTCCCAGATATTTTAACTTTGGTTAGTCCATGAGCATCTTGAACCAAATCCCAACGCACAGACCTAAAAGATGCTTTTATTTCTTCATCATCAAATAAGTGAATTTCCCCTTTCTCTCCCATAGACCTTAGATTATCATGCATATCTTCATTAAAGAGTCTTTGTGTTCCTTTACCATTATTTACTGACATAGCCCTGTTGTTCATGGCGATTATTCTCCTTTTCATATATGGGATTAATTGTAGATGGTCATAGATAGAAACTCCCAATGTTCCTGACCCTGCATCTATTCCAGATTTCCTGCAGTCCCACTTTCTTGTATATTCTATAACTAAATTTTCATTGTCAGTAGTTAATAACATCTTTTTTGTATAATGGTCTGCTTGCATTACATTATTTCCATCAATTCTCTTTAATACCTCTGCTGTGAACTGGTCTCCCCCCATTCTCGCAAGGTCAAACCCTCCATAGAAATCTCCTTGTTTTCCTATTGGAGCATGAATATCTACATGACAAACTTTCTCTATCCACTCATCACTATAAAATTGTTTTTTGTCTAAAGCTGCAATTCCTAAGTATTCTTGAGCGTAAGCCATCTCTGACATATCGTTTCTTTCTTCTTCTAAATGGATTCTTAGACCTTCTCTTTGCTCCTCTGTCCAACTTTTAGAAATTGGTCTATCTCTTAAAACACTTTCTGTGTCCATCCCCCAGAATTTAAATCTCGCTTTAGGGTCTTTTTTAATAACTGCTTTCTCGTAATTTCTCCAAAAATAGCCCACTCTTCCGTCAAATGTCCCCCACATCCATATTCTTCCCCCTGTTGTTGCTAAAATAGGTGTTGCAGCATTAAAGAATAAGTCTGGCTGAAATGGAGCTTCATCAACCATTAATACTTGACCCTCAAACCCTCTTGCTGACCTTCCAGTATTTCCAACAGGCTTAGCAATTAAAATTCTCCTATTTCCATTTACTTTTAAAATTAATCTGCTCAGTGTTGGTTTATCTTTTCCTTTGGGAATAAGTTTAGGATATTTTTCAGCTGCATAATTTGTTGCAAATGCAATTATAAGCTGAGCTTGGTCTTCTACAAGTGAAGAGCATACTATTTGGGAAGTTGGGTGGGGGTTGTGATGTGTCTTTAACCATTCAACAGCCTTAATAGCAAATAAATAAGTGGCTCCAATTCTTCGCCCTTTAGATAAAGCTATATGGTGTGTTTCATCTTCTAAGATTTCCTTTTGCCATTCGTCTAATTGGATGCTCATTTATTTATAATATTTTTAGCATTTATAATATTTTCTAAAATTTGTCTGGGGGGTTAAGCAAATTTACTATACCTTAATGACAACTCTCGCAAACTTTAGAGCATCCACCCCCTACCCCATGCTCCCTATCCATTCCACTGGAAACGATACCTCTTCCAATGGAAATCTATGTGTAAGTTATTCGGTATACCGAATAAGTATAATCCAAGGGCAGTTGTCCTGTGTTGAATCCACTTGAATTAAGGCGGTTGATGTGGGCAACCGCCTAAGGAGAAGGTAGTTGGGATTTACTTTAAAGGGAGCGACAGAATTGGGAGCAGGTATAAAGGGAGAGGTTGATTTGTATAAACAAATCAAGTATTCAATCTATTTAAACCTATTGCGAGCTGGAGCGAGCTTTAAAGTAA